AAATTGATCAAAACCAAACGCATCTATCACGCCGGTTATTCTCGATGTCTGTACAGATGCTAGGTCGAGAGCCCCATCAAACGCATATTCGCCGAACGAAATCACGCCGCCGAGCTCAGAGCTTTCAAGCTGCAGGACATTATCAGCAATAACAGTGCCATTCTTGACGCCTTGGAACAACGGATCTTCTACGAGATCAGCCACAGCATTAAGGCTGATAATCGTCGGCGCATTGGTGCTGATTATTACCGCTTCGGTGCTTCTGTTGCCGCTCGAGTCTAGCCATTTTGCGAGGTACGAACCGGGCATTAGTGGCAATGATGCTGTCGTGCTGGTGCCTGATATTGTGCCGCCGATGTCAATAGCACTCGACCAGTCGGGATCTAGCTGGTTAGGCGTAAAGCGGATTAGGATCTTGCCGCCGACGATGACATCCAGGTCTGTCGATTTATTCCATGTTAAAAACGCGCTTCCTGCTATAGCTTGTAGCTGGAAATTATCAACGGGAACGGGCGGCGCTGTTAAACCGTTTATCGTTTTAGTAATTGATGAAGTCGGGCCACGCAAGCCGATACCGCTGATCGCAGTTATTCGGATCTCATTAATGCCAGCAACGACCGGCTCGACATCAATCGCAGGCGTGGAGGTATTCAGCTTTATCCAGTTGCCATTGACGGGCCGGTGTTCTAGCTCATAGCGCGCACCTGCCTGGCCTTTCCAGCTCACCGACATTCTAACGCCGACAAGTGTGCCGGTAATCAAGTAGAGTGATTCGGTCACAACGATGTCAGACGATGCATCTGGAATGATTCTAATATTGGATATTTGTATCGGATCTAGTTTGATGTCACTTTCGATTGCAGCGTATTTGTCAGCGCGATATTCAAGTCCGGTGATCGATGCGTTTACACCGTCTTCACTGATTGAAATAACACGCCATTTTTCAGGGTTCGCGCTGGTTGAACCTAGTACCCAGATTGATTGTAATTCAGGCGTGCCACTAAATGCAGGTGAAACTGTGAGTATTTTCGATCCATCAGCGCCGATGGTCGATATCAACGGCCATCCACTGACGAGATCGACTCTATCGCCAATGCTCTCAGCATCACTACTAATTACGGTTGATTGTTCAACTGTACCATCTGGCATGACCGCCCACAATGTATAGACTAATAACCCATCAATAGTGACGGCGCTATCCAGCGTAAATGTCGATGTAGTAGCAGCCTGTAATCGACCGCCTAACCTATCGCCAGACCGTACAGGATCAGAAGTCTGGAATACTTCACCAGGTGAAATAGACAGCCCATCCAAGCCAGTGCTAAACGTAACAGTGTCAGTCTCCATTCGTTCAGTAAACAATATCGCTTTTCCGAACCTATGTGCTTGCCCGCGTGAAGTACAGCCGAACGCTACAACATCTTTTTTGATAAAGCCGAATCGTTCAATGCCTACCGCGTCTTCAATGTATTCTACTGCTTTGCGGTACAGGTCAGACGGGTCGTTCCAGGTAATACCGATAACCGTTGAGCGCGTTCTAGCACTGGAGCCTGAGTAGCTAAACGAGCCGCCTATGACGTTTGCGGGCGTAAATAGCGCGATGGGATCTTTTGGCGAGTCCTGAGTTAATGAGACAGCACCGGCGGCCCAATACGACATGGCGGCAAATGCAGAGGCCAATGCTTGCAATACTTTAATAGCTTCTTCGCGCGTCTGGATGTAAGCGTTCACTGTAAACCGAGGCTCTGTGCCGCCTTGGCCGTCATCGACCAGCTCATCACAATACTGACTTATTTCAAACAATCCCCACTTATCAATCAGGGCGGCAGATACATAATCGCCGAGGCCATATCTGGAGTTAAGCACCAGATCATAAAACACCCAAGCCGGATTGTTTGAGTAGGCCGTGATAAAAGTGCCATCCCAGACGCCAGTATAAATTCGAGTCAGCGCGTCATAGTTTGATGGTACTTGTAAAATTATCCCCTCGATTTCATAACCGCGAGTTGGTATTTTATTAAATAGCTCACTATCAACTGACATTGCCATTAATGCGCTGTTCGGGTACCTGAATTTCTCGTCTTGTATTTCAGTAAAGCTGTCCCAGAATGTTTGGTTTTGCAGCGACTGGCTTGTGCTGTCTGCTGTTATCCGTCGAACGCGGATATCCCATGGCCCTGGACTTGCCAACGGTATAATATAAGCCCTTTGATATCGGCTCGAAGTCTTGCCGGTTATGCTGTCAAAGTTAGACCATGACGTGCCTGATCCTGACGGGATTAACGTGCCTGTTCCGCTTGTTTTGACGACTCTAAATTCGTATGCGTCATCCACTGGGGCGTTGAACGATGTTGTTTTTGATCCAACTCCACCAGACCCGCTTAATGATCCATTTGACAATACCAGCCACGTCGCATCCCCAACAGCGCGGTAATCGATACGCCATTGGATCGACTGGAATGCGGACCCTACACCCGTCCACGCTATAGATATCTGTGCGCCGATTATTTCAGTCGTCAAACTCGATAGAACATCATTGTCATCCAGTCCGAGCGGTATTGTTATTTCCTGGGGCTTCTGAGTTACAAACCCGCCGCTGTTATTCTGGACATCAATGGCTACATCAAACTGTCGTGCCGCTTATATCGCCGTTAGTCGTGTTTTGTGATGTCAAACGCGGAACGGATAGCGTGACTCGAACAGAATCGACATCACTATCAGTTATTGATCTAACAATACTGGTCGATGCAGTGACCTCAACACCCACTGCAACTTCAGACTCGACACCTGGGAAACCGCTGATATGAGTCTGACCCTGAGTGCCGTTCCTCGAATCAAACGCAACACCATCGATATTAAACGAGTCATCCGCATTTTGCAGCGGTACGTTGTCAAGGTATATTGACCTAAGCCCGTCTACTAGCCCGTTAATTTCGCCCTCTGAAACTAAATCAACAACGCGCGCGAGTTGTTTTGACCGTAAGCTATCAGGCGCTTCAACTGCAACGCGCGAACTTCCGCCGCCGCCTTTGCCTCCGCCACTGCCTTTGATTAATTTCATATTTGCGCAACTTTGAGTCCGGCGCTAATCACCTGGCTGCCTACTATCATTCGACCATAACAAAGTGGCACTGGGTTCCCCTGTCTCGTTGTATTGACTGCGCCATTGAAAATAAAAGACGGCTTATTTTCTGGCCGCTCTTGCGAGTCTCCGGCGCCAGATTGAGGCGAGAATAACAACTGTGATACGCCACCGATGACTAGTGAAACGCCGATTGCAGAGAATGTTCCCGCAGTAATACCGGCGAATCCAGCGGTACCGGCGGTAGCTCCAGCAACACCGGCGGCTGAACCGGTAGCCCCAAACCCAGCCGCTAAACCGCCTGAAAAATAGATCAAAGCAGCACCGGCTATGATTTTTAAAGGGCCACTACTCGCACCAGCTATAACAGGCACGATGCGGATCGTTTCTCTATCTGATACCGGGTTGACCGTCTCGCTAATATCTAAGTCGGTTTTCCCGCCGATCAGGATTTTATAAGAGCCGCCATCAATCAGCGCCTGTTTAAAGCCCTTTAGCGTCACGCTAAGAGCTTTGACAGCTTCGGCGGGTGTCGATACATCGTACTGATGGACACGGCCAAACTGCTGTCCTAGAAAACCGTATAACAGCAAAGTCTTCATGCTCCATATCTCACTATATGAGTAGTCGCTTTCATGTGAGACCCGCCATAAATATCAATCGATGATAGCCGGTTCGTCTGGTGATGGCCAATTCTGTTATTACCGAGGTACACAGCGCCATGATTCGGAACTTTGCTGCCGACTTGCATTAAGATCACATCTCCAGCCTGCAATTCACTGACAGTATGAAACCCTGCAGACTTAAAGTTATCGAGGTACAGGTTTTCGCCATTCAACCACCAGTTGTCTTGGCGGTCATAATCAGGTATCTCAATGTCCAATTCTTGCTTGTAATAGTCGCGGATAAAGGAATAGCAATCTACAGATCGGTGCTGAAACGTCCGGCCATACAACGGCATTATATAACCACTCGGCTTGAACTCGTGAATGTTGCCAGTTGGGTATGAAATTATTAGCCACTTCAAACCCGACTGCTCGCAACCAACAAGATCAGCAGGGCTGGGCAATGGAGACAAATTAGGGTGGCTATGAACCACGGTATCTATCACGCCCGCGTCTTCTGCGTCGGCATAATCCTCGGGATGGATTGCAAACTGTAAGCCGGTCGCTATGTTCCTGCACGGCTTATACCGACGGCGGCCTTTGACAATGACAATCAGGCCGCAGCATTCGCGCGGATAGCATTCTTTAGCATGCTCTAAAATGTCGTTTTGAATAGTCATTTATGTAGAACTGCCAGAAAATCCGCCGAATGGTAAGGGCGAGTTTGCCCCGAATCTCAGTTTACACGATGCGACTCGATGCCCACAAACGTCCTTGCTTATATCGCTCGTGGGATTGTCTGTTATATCAGCCACCGCCCCGCCGGTATATCCACACTCGCCGCTCCGGTATTGCCATGCACAGACGTTCTGAGTCACTTGCCGCTTTGGTATTTTGACGTTAGTCAGATCCATTGCCGAAGCTAGTTCAAACGAAATAAAGATGCCATCTTCTGACGCTTTGCGATCGACGAACCATATCTCGTCAGGCAGCGCGACGTTCGGGTCGGCTTGCGCGTTTCCTCCGCTGAAATTAGCCGCGTCCAGGTATTTAACAAACGTTCTGCGGCGTGTGAACTTAGCACCCACCATGTCTTCAAAGTCGCGTACTAACACCCCGACCAGCCCGCCGATATTTGACATTTTAATCGTTGGCCTTGGCTGCGTTCCCTTGCCCCTGCGAGCAAAACCGCTCGCTTCAATCGGGAATCGGGTATAGGTATTGCCTTGCCAAACAATGTCATTATTCAACTCATTGACTTCTGGCACCCACCGGAACAAGGAGCTGCCGATATTAGTTGCGTCCAGTTCGTACAGATCAATGATGCTGCCAGGTGCTAGTTTTTGAAGGTCGGCGGTAATCATTCCCCATGTACCTCTTCGAAAGTTGCACTCAAAGTCCAGTTATCAAACTCATTAATAGATGGACTCCAGTTTCGGCACAGCCATCTGCCGGAAGCGCCGGATGGAGGCGTCCAGTTAAATGATGTAATGCCGCCCTCGGTCGTGAGAAACAAATCAATAGCGTCTATATCAGACTTCGTACCCTCGAAATTCAATGACCACTCGCGGGCGATTGTATTAATGCCGTCACCGACTCTTTGCTGATAGCCGTCACCGAATTGAGCCATCTTGACTCTCGGTTCCTTTGATAATGCTGCGCCGTACTTTGGCGAAAACGTGAACGTGGTCATGACAATACTCCTTTACCCAGACAATAAGCCACCCGGTCGGCTTTCATCAATCAGCACCGATCTTACCGCAACACCGATCATGTCGCCAAGCTGCTTGCCGTCTTGATCGACGCGGACAATATCCCCGCGAAATACGCAAGCGCGATCCTCAAGGAAATTACAGGACTGGGCGAACCGGCCCTGCGCCGTGTCTATGGTGACTGGTCCAGCGACCGCTTGAACGGGTGGCGCAAGGAAGTCATGTCGCTGGGGCTCGTCGCCAATCAGGAGACCGCCAACACCGTGGGCAAGAACGCCAGCGACATCGGATTGGTGATCGACGCGATGGATATCCTGCACACCGGGCGTTTTCGACGGCTTCGTGCTGGTGTCGTCCGACAGCGATTTTTACCGCGCTGGGCAACCGCCTGCGCGAGCAAGGTGTCGAGGTGATCGGGATCGGCGAAAGCAAGGCCCCCGTTAGTCTGCGAAACGTCTGCAACCGGTTCATCCTGCTGGAAAACATCATCGACGCGATGGCCGAAAAGACGACGACGTCGCCCAAGACCAAGTCCGAAACAGGCGGCAAGCAGCCGCCCGCGCAGGTCGTGCCGCTTGTGCGCAAGGCGATGACGGCGATCGCATTGAGACAGAAGAGAACGAGTAAAGACGCTAGCAGCACGTGGTTTTGGCGCCACTGCACCATGGCAAGCGGGAATACAGCCACAAATGCCCAGAAATGCAGGTGATAGACAATCTGATCGTTTGAAACCCAGAACCGTCAGTGTTGGGTTCGTATCCGATTTTTCAGCAACCGCAAGAGGATTCACAGTTCATTCCCGCTGTCTTTAGTCAATGGCCCGCTCCCTGGCCAGTCTTTATTTGAGTCTAGCATGGTCTCTGGAAGATGGTAGCTCGGGCGATGCCAGTTCGCTAAACTGCCGTGACGAAAAAAGGAGCCGTCATGACAGCTGTTCACATTCGGCGCCCTGCTCTGACAATCAGAGCAGGGCGCCGCGCTTTGGAGCGCTTGAGAAATCAGTCGCTATCGCCAGGTGATGTCCATG